CCGTTTTTAAAACGGTCCAGACCATTTTCGTCTGGAACAGACATATCTTTGGCGACCTGCTCAAGAGCACTAAGTGTAGCGTAATATTCAAGACGAGAAATGCGGGTATCAAGAACGCCGATGTCACGCATAGTGTAGCGACGATTTGTTTTGATCTCAAATTGAGTGATCAAGCTCTGACGACCTGGTACAGATTCACGAGTCGTTAGAGACGGATAAGCAGGAACAAACACACTAGCAACAACCATAGTATCAGCATCACTGACTGGCATTTTTGGTTTATCATCAGGCTCGCCACGACGTACGACAGCATCTCCGTTTACTGTGATCGCAAGCACATCGTAACGTGGCAAGTAATATTCCACATCTGCTTGGAAATTCTGATCAGGAGCTACGAGCATTGCACCAGCGGAAGTGATCTGGTATGATGTATTTGCTGTTGCTGGGTTGATGGTAGCGCCAGCAATGGTTGTTGAACTATTTGCAGTATTATAACGCTGTGGTCGGAAGTCAACTACATCACGGAAGTCATATGCTCCGATATTGTATACACTGCTGATGGCAATATTTGTCGCGTTAGCAGTGTCGTTTTCGCCGATCACTGGGTACGAATCAGCACTGAAGAATCCAGCACCTGCAGAAGCGTTAGCAGTAAAGTGGCTCAGTTTAACAAGCAATTTTGTTGAAGAAGTGAGCTTGTTCTTGTATGTTGGTTTTACAACAAGCTGAGCGTGACCGTATTCCGTTGATGTCTGACCGTTTTTCAGAGTGAACCAAGTAGAACGATTTGGATTTGTGTCAGAATACGTTGTCCCGAAATAAACGGCATCAACATTGATAGCATCTACGAGACCAAGGTTATACGTTCCGCCTGTACCAGCTGTTGAACAGTCGATTTTAACGAATCGATCTTTATTAACAACCTTAGTAATGGCTGTTGCTTGAGTACGAAGGATTGGGTAGGTTGAGCGTACAGTTTGAGCTCCGCTAGCAAGTGTTCCTACTCCTACCTGTACTGCAAACTGTGTGTTTGACAAGATTTCAACTGTAGCTGATCCTCCAGTCAGATTGAACGTGTGTCCTTGAGGGAAATACTGCGAATGGGTATTAGCAGTGACTGTCAGAGACGCATTCAGTGATAGTGAGGTTGCGTTTGCAATCGCAGTAATCATACGTGTAGCACCAGAACCAGCTCGAATCATATCGCCGACTGAATATTCAGTCGTAAATGCAGTTCCTGTACCTGTGACAACGTTACTTGATGCAGTGATTGTTCCTGTCTTATTGGCTGTATATGCTTCTGTCGAAAGTACTACGTCATATTGGTTTTCTAGAGAGTCGGACAATACTCCTACAGAGCTGTTTAGACGCTCTACACCACCAGCATAAGGGGCATTGGTGTTGAAAACAACATATCCGTTTGACTGTAGAGTTGCTGTTGCAGAATCACGAATGACAAACTGAGTGTCGTTGTTACCGTCAGCATCAGTCAGACGCTTGATAGCTCCGATACCGAACGGGAAAATCAGACTTTCTTTAGCCGAATCTAGCACAACAGCTTTACCGTTAACAAGGACAATATCAGCCTTTGCTTTACCGTAACCACCATCAATATAGAAGCTTTTCGCATCAATTGCGAATGACTTGCCGGTGTTCATCTTGATATTAGTCACGTACAGACGGTACACGCAAGACGACTGTCCCTTTGTTCCTGAACTGTATACGAATGCACGAACAGTTGCAGTTCCCACCACGTTACCAGAAGGTGCTGATCCAGCGCCCTCTACCTCTGTAATCGAATTTTGTGCAGCGTCGTAGATAGAAACTGTTTCCAGTGCATCACCGTTGAATGCTCCTACAACTTCGTCTACATTGACGTAATTGCCGTAGTTGGCAGACACGATCTGAGCATTGTCTGCGCGTGTTGTGATTGCACGTTCAACCTCAACCGTCTTTGTTCCAATAAACTCGATACGACGGCCCTTAACCGAAGCAATTCCAGGCGACAGAACATAGTTCATCGTCGCTGCGTTATCAGAAGGAGTTGATTCTACGTTAAAAGGAGAGACAACATAGTCGCCAGATTCTTCATATGTGCGTTTAGAGAGGATTTCTCCAAGCGTGTTGTAAATCTCATTCTGCGTGTTGTCCTCAACAGGGGCTTGCTGATCAAATTCAACAACTGGGTAGAAGGTTGTTGAAGCAGATAGTGTTGACTTATCAATAGAAATCAGCGTCGGAGTCATCTTCAAACGATGAGCTCCTGGAGCATTTACGTTTTCAGTTCCATTTGCGTTATCATTTAGAGACGAATCGCCATCTTCTGTAACAATCGATTCAACGGTTGTGAAACCAACCATGCGGTTAGTCGTGTTGGTTGACAATTCATTGACAAGTGTATACTGTGGTTCAGCATACAAGAAGAACCCTTTCTGATAGATCGTTCCTTCCGTAGTTGAAACAGCATATGCTGTTCCATTAACGTTAGTAACAGTTGAATTCTGAGTCAACATCGACACAGTATCGACAATATTGTTCGAATCTAGCGTTCCGAGTGGACTCTGGTTCTGGTAGATAGTCAGCGTTTCTCCTGACGTGAAAGTAGAGACGTCATTATTCGATCCGTCTTTACCTGTTGTGACATAATCAAGATATACACGCTGAGACAACGGATACTGACTGACAAACCCAGGGATAACTTTTCGTGGAATCGCTCGTACACCAGAAGCCGAAGTAAGAATATAATCTCCTTCTACAATCGACAGCAAGTTTGTGTTTGCAGTAGCCTGGTTTTCGACATACACGAATGGCTGTTTCGGGATGTACGTTACAGCAACACCATCAACTACCGCACCATCCTTGAATACGTGATCAGCGAAGCGTCCGATTTGCTCCTGCGTCATCGTCTGCAACTGGTTCACTTCACGAACCTGTACCGCGTGTTGAGGAACAAACAGAATTCTTACATACTGCTTTGTTGGATCGTAATCGTCAAAGTACGGAGAAACAGATAGATTTGTGTCCAGTCTTTCAGAAGCCATGTTAACCTTCTATGTTGATAATACAGCGAATATGTTCGCTTTCAATAGTGTCAGTTCTATTTATTGCCGACACATCAACGTAATATAATAAATCGCCAGTCAACTTATCAAAGGAACTTGATTGAACGTCTGTGATATATGATTCAACGTTCGTTGTCGTTCCAACTACAGCTTCTCCGGACAAGAATCCACCTGTCACGTTTTTTAGATATGTTAACGTAGTGTTGCTGGACATAACCGTACCAGTGGCATTGGAAGTAATACCACGAAGAGTTTCGTCTTTCACATATAAAGTATCTGCAGGCGTTGCAAAACTGGTAGCGAATGATACAACATTAGATACCATAACAGAACCGTTCGAATGCTGTGGACTTTTGATCAACCCAAATTGATAATATGTGATATCATTAGGAAGAGCTCTTCCTAATGTTTTTGGAAACGCTCCAACAATTGCTACGGATGTGCTATCGAGTTCAGAAATAAGGTCTGACCCATGTCCTCCACGAGGAGAAACATGCGCGCGTAAACTACACGGAATTGTTGTATCCGAAGTGACCGTTAGAGTCGCGTAAGAATACCCTGTACCAGGTGATATAATGACAACATTAGAAACAGCGCCGTTATCAATATTAACGTATCCTGTTGCACCTGCACCATCACCAGCAATTGAGAGCCGTGGGCTGATGATGAATTGCGATGTCAGGTCTACAGTGATTGGCGAAGAAACTGTGATAAAGTTTCCTGAACTGTTAGAAACAGAGTTTGAGATCTGTCGAAGAGACCCTACCCCAGTTCCACCAACAATAGCAAAAGAGCAATCGGCATAATAACCAACACCCTCATCGACGACATTATTAACGCGGATCAACGTCGTCGATACTTGCGCCCCAACTTTCCCTGTGCGGTATTTTGTATAACCTGCTCCTGGATCAACAACCGAAATAGCATCAATAGTGCCAGCAATTGCGTTTGACACTACTGCTGCGTTTGAAATTAATGGGATGGTTGATGTTGACCCGAATGTTGTTAAATC